GGTAACATCATTAAAGTGAAGGCACATAAGTCTCGCTTTACTAAAGAAAATTCTATTGTAGAAACGAGGTTATTCTTTGACGAACGTGGACTTGACAAGTATTACGGACTATTGGAATTGGGTCAACAGCACGGAGTCTTTGAGCGTGTTGGTAACCGTGTTAAGACTGAGCATGGGAATGTATATCCTTCTGCTATCTACAAGGATCCTGAGAAGTTCTTCACTGAAGAAGTCCTCCAGGCACTCGATGAATGTGCCAAAAAAGAATTCTGCTATGGATCTTGATGGAAGTAATTGAAAGCACTATCCTGAAAAATCTCGTTACTAACGAGAGTTATATGCGAAAGGTTATTCCTTACGTGAAACCAGAATATTTTATTCAGTACTCTGATAAAATTCTGTTTGATATCATTAATGAGTTTGTGGTTAACTATGGTCAACCACCTACTAAAGAAGTACTTTCTATTGAGGTTGACAATCGTAAGGATCTGAATGAAGATTCTTATAAGGAACTGCAAGTAAAGATTGCCGACATTGATAACACTGAAGTTGATGATCGTTGGATCCTTGACACTACAGAGAAATGGTGTAAGCAACGTGCAGTTTACTTGGCACTACTGGAGAGTGTTAAGATTGCTGATGGTAAGGATGAGAAAAGAAGTGAGGATGCTATCCCATCAATTCTTCAGGAAGCATTAGGTGTTTCATTTGACGAGCACATCGGACATGACTACATAGAAGATTATGAAAGTCGTTACGAGTTCTATCACAGGCATGAAAACAAAATCCCGTTCGATCTGTCTCTCTTCAATAAAATTACGAAGGGTGGTATTTCTAACAAAACTCTCAACATCGCACTTGCTGGTACTGGGGTGGGCAAATCATTGTTTATGTGTCACATGGCCGCTGCGTCATTACTTCAAAGTAAAAATGTCCTCTACATCACATTGGAGATGGCAGAAGAGAAGATCGCTGAACGCATTGACGCAAATCTTCTCAACGTCAATATCAAGGACATTGAAGAACTGCCGGAACAAATCTTCACTTCCAAAGTAAATAGATTAGCACAGAAGACTAACGGTAAACTTATCATTAAAGAGTATCCTACAGCGTCAGCACATAGCGGACACTTCAAGGCACTTCTGAATGAACTTGCACTTAAGAAAAGTTTTAAACCAGACATCATCTTTATTGATTATCTAAACATCTGTGCATCATCACGATATAAAGGAGCACTTGTAAATTCTTATACTAACATCAAAGCGATTGCAGAAGAACTTCGCGGACTTGCTGGTGAACATAACGTCCCTATTGTTTCGGCTACTCAGACTACTCGTTCTGGGTATGGTTCTAGTGACATTGATCTTACTGATACCTCTGAGTCTTTTGGACTACCTGCTACTGCAGACTTTATGTTTGCTCTTATCAGTACAGAAGAACTTGAAGGCATCAATCAACTCATGATCAAGCAACTTAAAAATCGTTATAACGATACCACATCATATAAAAGATTTGTTATCGGTATTGACAGATCAAAGATGAGGTTGTATGATGTAGAGGAGTCCGCTCAGGTTGACATTGTTGACTCGGGGCAGGAGCAGTATGACTTTGAGGAGATTGCCAAGTCTCAAAGTAAGTCATCTATGGCAAAGTTAACTGAGTTTAAATTTTAATTATGACAACTAAAGGATTATTTCCTACACCAGTTTATATTGAAAGGGAACTTGGTCAATCAGAGCGAGATATTAATCAAGAACTGATGGATAAGTATTATTCCATGAAAAAAATACCTCTTCGTTCTTCATATAATAAAGAGGCAGCACATGATATCAGTGTAGGTGAAAATGGTATTCAATTTTCGGAGAATGTTGTTGATGATTGTCCGTTATTTGGTAAGTTTTTAGAAACATCTGTCAACCAGTATCTGAAAGATTTAGGATTTCCTCCTCAACCATATATGGTTAAGGAATCGTGGTTTACTAGAACTACTAAAGGCAAACATGCTCCAGTTCATAATCATGCAGATAATGATATTTCTGGTGTTTATTATGTTCAGACGAATGGGGAGGATGGTCCCCTTGTTTTAAAAAATCCTTTGTCAATTGCTCAGGGCAATTACATTTATTTCTTACACCACCATCAACATGGTCATCATGTAATGCCATTACATAGAGGACAAATTATATTATGGCCATCGATGATTGACCATAGTACTTATGTTAATGAAACTACTCATGAAAGAGTTAGTTTAAGTTTTAACATTTCAGTTGAACGTTATCCATTTACTCTTATTAAAAACTAATATGACTATTGACACACAGAAATACCTTGAGTTCGTTGATGCTGTTACATCAGAACAAAGCAAAGACTTTGAGGCACTAGTCTATCGTCTTCAAGAACTAGAAGGACAAGAGTTTCCTAGTGAGAGATTACTCACTGCTGCTGTAGGAATGTCTGCTGAGGCAGGTGAGTTTACTGAGATCGTCAAGAAGATTATCTTCCAAGGCAAACCTGTCAATGATGAAAATCTGTTTCACCTTAAACGTGAACTTGGTGATATCATGTGGTATGTCGCTCAAGCATGTATGGGTCTCAATGTTTCCCTTGATGAAGTAATTGAGATGAATGTAGACAAACTTAAAGCACGTTACCCTGGTGGTGAGTTCGATGTTCACTATTCGGAGAACAGAGTAGAAGGAGATCTCTAATAAATACCCCCGTAAGGGGGTTTTTTAATGGCATATTCTATTCGTCCGAGAAACAAGGATGAAATATATCAAGTAACTACTTATAAAGCTGATAAGATTGGTTTGATTGTAGAACTTTATGAATACCTTACTAGTAAATATCGTAATGTAGATCGCCCCCTGATCCTTAATGATGCTAGAGGTGGTAATGAAGTTAAAGTACATCCTGAGATAGCACAGGCATCTGGTCTTAGTGAAAAAGACTTGGAAAGAAATTCTCGCACTACACTAAAAATTAGATATGGAGTTGGTAGTGGTGGTGGTAGAGCAAGATATAATATGGGTAATGCTGCAGAAGGAATTTTAGCAGCAGCGATTGCTGCTCGTTTTGTCAATAAAGGAAAAAGAATTACTGAAAGGGATATTTTAAATATTCTAGAAAAACAATATAGAACACTGTCTACAGATCATAAAGGAAGTTTTAATATATTCAAGTCTCCTAATTTTAAAACCATTAGGGAGTCCGCCAAGATGATCCCCGATGATGATGTTGAACTGACTATTAAGTTGTCTCCCATCAATATGTCATTGGTTTTTTGCGAGCAACTTTTAGATAATGATGAGAAGGCATCTGGTATTGCTGACCGCATGAGTATCATGACGCCATGCGTTCAGTATGCTAACTCCAGAGAAATTTCTCAGTTAGCAAATGTCATGTATCATAATAGAGTTTACAATAAAATTGAAGTCGAAGCTGATGGTGTTGGCGGTGAACTAACGACAAAGGTTGATATCTTTGTGAGGATTGATGGGAAAAAAGACATAACAATTCCTGGTAGATATGGTAATAGAAAATTAGCTATCACTCAGATCTCACTCAAGCGTGAGGTAGATCAATTCGCTCAGGTTGGCGGATGGGATATCCAAACTGTTAATAATTTCTGGGGTGTTATCTTAGATGAAAATCTAATTAATAACGTTCAACTAGAAGCAATCTACGCCAAACATAATAACGGAGATTTTGAAACAACTAAGCATCATGCTGCTGCTGTGATGAATGATATCTATCTCTGGGCGCATAACAGAATACAGAATAAGTTTGGTAACTCTTCTTGGAGAAAACATTTTGTAGAAACACTTGATAACTTTGCTACAAAAAATGAGGAGAATGTAAAACTCGTAGAGATTATTGGTAGTGGTTATGAGAAGTTTGATTTCTCTAAATTGCATGTGGCACTTAACGGTAGACCAGATTTGGATGTAGAAGCAAACCTGGAATTGGCATCAACATATCATAAATCAGTTCCTAGAGATCCTACTGTGGGAGCACCACTACCAGCAGTTATCATTAGTGCTAAGAATAAAAATGATAATAAAGTTTATGATCTAATTAAATTCAGACATAAGATTGAGTGGGGTGGCACTGCTATTCGTAATTATGTGGAGAAGCAAAAAGGTTTATCTGAATACATTGCGGGATCATGAGTAAGAACACACACTTAGAACACCTAGAAGATAGTATATTATTTGATGGAGCTGCTGGTGCTTCTGATGCATTTAAGTTTTTAGATTTACTGGCAAAAACTTTTACTGGTGGTGGCAATAATAACTTTAAGATCACTACGAAATGGGATGGCGCTCCTGCTATTTTCTGTGGCAACTATCCAGGCACAGATAACTTCTTTGTTGGAACTAAATCAGTCTTCAATAAAGATGCTAAGATCAATTATGTCGATGCTGATATTGAAAGAAACCACGGTCACGCTGCTGGTCTGGTAGAGAAATTAAAAGCATCATTAAAATATTTTCCAGCACTAGGTATCAATGGTGTAGCACAGGGTGACCTGTTGTTTACTCATGATAAGAAAACTCAGGTGATTGATGGTAAGACTTGTATCACATTTCAACCTAACACAATTACCTATGCCATACCAGAAGATAGTGATCTATATGAGAAGGCAAAGAAAGCAAAGATCGGTGTAGTATTTCATACATCTTATTCAGGATCTGATGTAAGCAGTATGAATGCTTCGTTCGGATTTGATGTGAGTAGATTAAAGAAGAGTGATGACATTCTAGTATTGAGTGCCGAGACAGGACAGTTAGGAAAGGATACTCTTCTTACACCTACTGAGAAGAATAAGTTATCGCAACTCAAAACTCAGGCACCTAGTCATGTTCGCACAGCAGGATCATTCTTAGATGAGGTAGCAGCACAGATTGTTCTTAAAGATCAGTTGACTGTAGGACCACGATTAAAGATTTTCTTTAACACATATGTTCGTCAGGGTAGAACAGTTCCTGAACCAAATGCATTCTATAGAGAGTTCACAAAATATTTTGAGACTGAATGTCAGAAGGCAGTTGATAAAGTAAAAACTCCGAAGGCAAAAGCAACTAAACTCAAGAAAATGTTTGATGGTCTAGAGTTTATTGAAAAGAATAAGAACCCTCTTAATAGCACAGTACAACTATATAAGTTATTGCAGGATGCGAAGTTAGTATTCATTCGTAAACTGGAGAAGGGTGAGCGTATTGGAACCTACCTTAAGACAGAAGGTGGTTATGAAGTCACAGCACCTGAGGGTTATGTTGCTGTCAGTAATGGAACCAACGCAGTGAAGTTAGTTGATCGTTTGTCATTCAGCGTAGCAAACTTTAATGTATCTAAAGACTGGGTAGCAGGAGACAAATGAAACGAGTAGTATTTGCATGGGGTAGATTTAACCCACCAACAATCGGACATGAGAAACTTCTACAAGCAGTAGAGAAGATTGCTGCTGGTGATGATTTTCTTATCTACCCTACTCATACTCAGGATAAGAAAAAAAATCCATTGGATTCAAAAACTAAATCTGATCTCATGAAGAAGATGTTTCCTTCTATGAGTAGTAACATTGTTTATGATCCTAATACTAATACAATTATTAAAGCACTCCAAGGTCTTCAAGGAACATATCATGACTGTGTTTTAGTAGCAGGATCTGATCGTGTATCACAATATGATGCTATGATTAGTAAGTATAATGGAGTTGAATATACATTCAGAAAACTAGAAGTGATATCTGCTGGTGAAAGAGATCCAGATGCTGATGGTGCTGAAGGTATGTCTGCCAGTAAGATGAGAGCAGCAGCAGTTCAATCTGATTTCAATTCATTTAGAACTGGTATGCCTAGAACTATTTCCGACAGAGACTGTAAAAAACTTATGGATAACATTAGGGACATTATGTTAAAGTAATAAATAGTTGAACACAATTTAAATTATTAATGTATAACTTTTCGGAATACAATCAGAAGGTTTATATTCGTGAGCAGTATTATAATGAGGAGATCTTTCCTGAAGGAATGAAAGTTCGTAATGGAAATGATCGAGTTGGAACTATTATTAGACGTGGACCTAATTATGTGATCTGTTTAGATGAAGATCATAAGACTTTTAGAAGTTGGATTTCTGACATCAGTGAGGTCCATGAACTTGGAACTGATGAGACCAGAGAGTATCTTCAAGATCTAACTCCCGGTCAGAAGAAAGAAAAATATAGTAAGAATAAGACTCCTGAGTGGTCTACATCTATAAATAAAAGAAAAAGTACCCATAAAGAAATGTACAACGATAATTATTCGGATTCTTTAATCAAGCGATCCTCTGATGGCATTGCTGGAAAAGAGTGCTACGGAGAAGTTGAAGACAAAAAGACCGTTGAGGATCAGTATTCATCATCACTGATGGATGCTACGTTATCAAAACTTTCCTCCGGTAAATTATTTGAAGGTAGCATGAAGCAAGCCCGTGCTAATGTCGGTGCTGACTCTTGCTGGGATGGATATAAGGCAAAAGGAACTAAGAAGAAGGGCGGTAAGGTTGTACCTAACTGTGTGAAGGAGGAAGATTTAGATGAAAAGAGACTTGATCCTGTCGGCAAAGAAGATTCTGATGTTGATAATGATGGTGATACTGATAAGAGTGATAAGTACCTTATGAAGCGTCGTAAGGCAATCGGCAAAGCAATCGGAATGAAGAAGGAAGAGCGTTCCGACTGGAGATCCGAAATGGGATTGGAAGAAGCAAAATGTAATAATTCCGAAGAAGGAACTAAGTGTCCGGTTCATGGAACTAATCAATGTGAATGTGAAGATAGTGTAGATGAAGGTTGCGGAAGTAAAATGAAGGTAAAAAAATACTAAAGGCATATATATGGTAGACATTAACATATGAGGTTTACCATGTTAGCATTTTTACTTCCACTCGCATCAAAAATTATCAAAGATGCCGTTTCAAATATTCCTGAGAATGAAGAACTCGGTGAGAAAATGGTTGAGATCTGTCTTGTTATTCTTGCTAAAGCAGTTAAGTTAACTAAGACAGATATGGATGATCAACTTCTAGAAGTTGTCACCAAGGCAATCAATAATCGCGAAGAAGCCTGATAGCAGTTAATAATTAGGTATTTTACTGGGGAGTATACTCCCCTTTTTTTATAAATAATCAAAGATTACGAAAACTTTCAAAGGTAAATCACATGGCGTTATACGGAAATACCGATTCCAACGCGAACAAAACTAAGGTTGAAGGAGTCCGTGGTAACGGTCCTGGATCACAGTCTCAGACTGTAGTATTTGTTGACGCACAGGAAGCAAACCTCGCTGAGAATAAAGCTCGTGGCATCAGTGGTCCTGGTTGGTGGGCATTTGCCACCTATTCACAAGGAACAGTAACTCGCACTAAGGCAGAGTGTCTGGCAGTTATCTCTAATCCTGAAGCAAATAGTGCAGAAACTCAGGCAGATGATACTATCGCAGCAGACTACGGTATCACTATTGATTCACAACCAGCATCTGCTTCAGTAGCCAGTGGTGCTGCAGGTCAATTCGTTGTTGCTGCTGTCTCCCGTCCTACAGGTGGAACACTTTCCTTCCAGTGGCAAGTTTCTACTGACGCTGGAGCGAACTTCGCTAATTCAACAGATGCAGGTGTTGTCAGTGGTTCTGCTACTAATACCCTTGACATCTCGGATGTTGCAGGACTCGATGCTAATCAGTATCGTTGTGTAGTTTCTGTTGCCGGTGGTGCTGATGTTACTTCCTCTGCTGCTACACTTACCGTTACCTGATAATTAAATGAGATTTGATGAACTGAATGAAGACAACTATGTCTTCTTTGCAATTAAATATTACAACAATCCACACTGTACTACTAAAGAAGAATTTGATGAGGATTTAAAAAGGTTTAAGTATGTCAAAAAACTTATGCGAAAGTATATAAATTCTGACATACTTAAACATCATTTAATTTTAAATCATTTGATTATTCTTTTTAATGTGTTTAATGATGCAACAGTTCCTTTGCTGTTTTATAAAATTGAAAGAAATTGTTGGCCCGTTCTCAAATCTTTTCTGATATACTTAAACAGGATGCCACCAAACTATCTGGATCATGTTGAACCAGATTATAAATGTTTAGAAGAACTAAATAAAATATGAAAAACATTAGAAAACTTCTACAGCAAGCGAGATATCAAATGTGGGAAGAACCAACAAATTCTGTTGGTTCCGGTGCTAATGTAGCACTACCTCCTGCACATGAACCTCCTGGTATTCCTGCCAGTAAGAAAAAGAAAAAGTATGATGGTAGAACAAAAGCAGGTCGTAAACTTGTAAACAGAATTTTAACCAACCGAGACAAGAAGGCAAAGAAAAAAATGACACAAGAACAACACATTATCGAAGCTGACGATAAGCAGAAGGGTCCATCAGAAACTGAGAGAGCCCAAAAGCAAATTGCCCAACAGAAGAAACTGAACAAGCAGAAAGAAGTTCAGAAGAAAGCGCAGGATGCCAAAGGCAAAATGCAGAGTAAGACTAAAGAGATGGATACTCTGATGAAGGCACGTTTGTCTGACTTCAGAAAGAAAGCATCTGAGAAGTCTAGTTCACTCCAGAAGCAAGTATCAGAATCAGCAGGAACTCAGGCTCCTGGATTGGAAGTTCTTGGAACTCTCATGAAACTGGCACAGGAATCTACCTATGGCAATCAAGAAGTAGAAGGTTTCGTTCAGTTCAGAGATGGTCGTTCACTTAGAGTTAACACTGATGTTGCTAAGAGAATGGTTGCTACATTTGAAGCACTCGACGCTGGCGTTCAGGATCAGTATCGTTTCCTCATGAATAAGAGTGTAGAAGACTTCCTTAAGATTATGCAGTTCAACCCAACATCTATGTAATATGGCACCCTTTGGATCTGGGAGGGACTTAGCAGTCCTAAAATCAAAACTTGATATCTATGAAGACCTTTCTAAAGAAATGTTGGATAAGTTAGAAAGAGCAGTTACATCCATATCTGAGAATAGTAATAGAGTGGCAATCATTCTAGAACGTCATGAAAATAGATTAGACGAAGTAGATAAGAATGGTGTAGCATTAATTAAACTGATTGAAAAAGTAGAAGATAAGATTGATAAGGTAGAAGATAGAGTAGAACAACTCTCTCGTTTCCGTTGGGTAAGTGTTGGCGTTGCTACAGCAGCAGTCATCCTACTTAAGGTATCAGACTTTTTTGGTGGTATGCCTACAATGAACCAGTTGCCTCAACCATCGTTGACAGGGAACTGGCAACCTGCTATAGTGAGGTGAAGCAACTCGCCACTATAGTATGAATTTTATTGATGCGAAGTATATTAATCTTATCTCGCCTCAACTTGTAAAGTTTGCAAAAAAGAAATCAGATCTGTATACATTCAGATGCCCCTACTGCGGTGACTCACAGAAGCACCGCAATAAAACTAGGGGTTATTTTTATCGCAAACGTAATGATTACTTTTTTAAATGTCATAACTGTGGCATCGGCAGAACGTTTACAAATTTCTTAAAAGATAATGATATGTTGCTTCACGATGAGTACATCATGGAGCGATATAAAGAAGGTCTCACTGGCAAGGGATCTAATACTGCGGTGCCAGATTTTAAAATTCCAGCACCAGTATTTAAGAAAGATATATTCTCAGATCTTAAAAAAGTCGAAACTCTAAATAAAGAACATCCCGCAAAAGTATACTTAAGTCAGCGCCAAATTCCAGAGAATTTATTCTCAATTTTTTACTACGCAGAGGACTTCAATGCTTGGGCAAAACTGAATAATAATCAAAAAGAATCTAGAATTGTTATCCCCTTGATATCAAATGATGGCAACGTGTTTGGGTATCAGGGAAGGTCTCTGGATAAAAATACTAAACTGCGATACATCACTACAATTCTAGATAAATCATATCCTAAATTATTTGGACTTGATCGCATAAACAACTCAAAAAAAATATATGTCACAGAAGGACCATTTGATTCCTTATTCTTATCAAATGCCATCGCCATGTGTGGATCTGACGTTACGTTGGATGACACTCAGTTCAACAATCTCGTTTATGTTCTGGACAATGAACCACGGAACAAAGAGATCGTTGCCAAATACGAGAAACTTATCTCATCAGGGAATAGTATCGTTATATGGCCCGGAACTTTGATACAGAAAGATATCAATGACATGAAAATGTCTGGACACAATGTACAAAATCTGGTAGAATGTAATACCTATCAGGGATTAGAAGCAATCATCAAATTAAACGCCTGGAAGAAAGTATGAGTAACGGAATCAAAGTTGTTAAGCGCAGTGGTGAAATTGAACCACTGAACCTGGAAAAAATTCATTCGATGGTTGAATGTGCTTGTCATAATCTTGGCGGAGTTTCTGCAAGTCAAGTAGAAATGAACTCAGGAATTCAATTTTATGATGGCATCCCTACTGATAAAATTCAAGAGATCCTTGTTCGTTCTGCTAGTGATCTTATCTCTTTGGATAATCCAAACTATCAATTTGTAGCAGCACGTCTATTATTGTTTGGTCTTTATAAGCAAGTATTTGGTGATGATTGGAAGCATGGATTTCCTGATCTCAAAGAACATTTGAATGAAGGCATTGATCGTGGTATCTATGATGCTGAATTGGTGACTAAATATTCTGATGATGAGTGGGAAAAAATTCATTCATATCTGGATCATGGTCGTGACTATTTGTTTACCTATGCTGGTCTTCGTCAGGTAGTTGACAAGTATCTCGTCCAAGATAGGAGTTCACATGCAATGTATGAAACTCCTCAGTATGCATATTTGTTAGTTGCCGCTACAATTTTCGCAGAATATCCTAAGGAGACTCGTCTCGATTATGTCAGAAGATACTACAACGCAATCAGCAAGCACAAAATCAACGTCCCCACACCTATCTTGGCAGGGGTGCGAACTCCACTTAGACAGTTTGCTAGCTGTGTTCTTATTGATAGCGATGACACCCTCAATAGCATCTTTTCTAGTGACATGGCGATTGGCCAGTATGTTGCTCAACGTGCAGGAATCGGTATCAACGCAGGCAGAATCCGTGGCATCAACGCTAAGATCCGAGGGGGAGAAGTTCAACATACAGGTGTTGTCCCTTTCCTTAAAAAGTTTGAAGCAACTGTCAGATGTTGCACTCAAAATGGCATCCGAGGTGGAAGCGCGACTGTACACTTCCCAATCTGGCACCAAGAGATAGAAGATATTATTGTTCTTAAGAACAATAAAGGAACAGAAGACAATCGAGTGAGGAAACTTGACTACTCCATCCAAATTTCAAAACTTTTCTATGAACGTTTCATTGCGAATGGAGAGATTAGCTTATTCTCACCGCATGACGTACCAGGTCTCTATGATGCTTTTGGTAGTGATGACTTTGACACTTTATATCGGATGCATGAACTCAATGATGCTGTTCCAAGAAAGACTGTCGGGGCACAGGAACTAATTCTAAACATCCTGAAGGAGAGAGCAGAGACTGGTCGGTTGTATCTTATGAATATCGATCACTGCAACACTCACTCTTCATTCAAAGATCCTGTTTACATGAGTAATCTCTGTCAGGAGATCACTCTTCCAACTAAACCACTTACTCATATCGATGATCCTGATGGTGAGATTGCTCTTTGTATTCTTTCTGCTATCAATGTGGGCAAGATCTACAAACTTTCTGAGATGGAAGAACTATGTGATCTTTCTGTTCGTAGTCTAGAGGAACTAATCGACTATCAGAAATACCCTGTAGTCGCTGCAGAACGCTCTACAAAGGCGAGAAGATCATTAGGGGTAGGATTTATTGGTTTAGCACATTACCTCGCTCGTAACGGCGAGCACTACGATGATCAGGCGTCATGGGATTTAGTTCATGAATTGACTGAAGCATTCCAATACTTCCTCTTAAAATCTTCTAATGAAGTTGCTAAAGAAAAAGGAGTATGTGAAGCATTCCATAGGACCAAATATTCTGATGGAATTCTTCCAATTGATACATATAAGACCGATGTAGACAGTATCGTATCACCACACTATAATTATGATTGGGAGAGTCTTCGCGCATCTATCAATGAGTTCGGATTGCGACACAGCACACTGTCCGCACAGATGCCATCAGAGAGCAGTTCCGTTGTGTCAAACGCAACAAATGGAATTGAACCACCAAGAGCTTATCTGTCCATTAAAAAATCAAAGAAGGGGGTTCTTAAGCAAATTGTTCCACAGTACACTACACTGAAAAATAACTACACACTCTTATGGGATATGGCATCTAATGCTGGATACATTAAGATTGTTGCTGTTATGCAAAAGTTCTTTGATCAAGGAATCAGTGGTAACTGGTCTTATAATCCAGAAAAGTTTGATAACAATGAGGTTCCAGTTTCAGTAATGGCACAAGACTTCCTTACTACTTACAAGTATGGTTGGAAGACTTCTTATTATCAGAATACATACGACATCAAGACTGATGAATATCAGGAAGATGTGAAGCAGAGTTTAGAAAGTTTAATTTCAAGTATAGAAAACACCGAGGAGGAAGACTGTGAGTCCTGTAAACTTTAGAGTAGGATCTAGCGACACTAATACCACAGTTCGTGGTATGACCGTATTCAATAAAGATAAAGTTGATACTAAGAAGCAACCGATGTTCTTCGGTGCCCCTCTTGGTATTCAGCGTTATGATACTTATAAGTATCCAGTGTTTGATAAACTTACTCAAACACAACTTGGATATTTCTGGAGACCTGAAGAGGTTTCTCTACAAAAAGATCGTGGTGATTATCAATCATTGCGTCCAGAACAAAAGCATATCTTTACTTCTAATCTGAAGTATCAGATTATGCTTGACTCAGTTCAAGGTCGTGCTCCTGGTATGGCATTCATTCCTTACTGCTCTCTGCCTGAACTGGAAGCATGTATGGAAGTCTGGGGTTTCATGGAGATGATCCACAGTCGTTCATATACTCACATCATCAAAAATGTCTATGCTGATCCAGCAGAAGTGCTTGACACGATCCTGGATGACGCTATGATATTATCACGCGCCGAAACAGTTACAGGTGCGTATGATGATTTCATCAACCATGCTCAAGAATATGGTAGTAGCAATCAGTGGGAGCATAACCTTGAGGGAGTTCCCGCTGCTGAATACGATCTATATGAACTGAAGCGTAAACTTTATCGTGCTGTAGTCAATGTCAACATCCTCGAAGGTATCAGGTTCTATGTTTCGTTCGCGTGTTCATTCGCTTTTGGAGAGCTTAAACTCATGGAGGGATCCGCTAAAATTATCTCTCTCATCGCAAGAGACGAAAACCAACATCTTGTTCTTACACAAAACATTATCAATAAGTGGAGTCAGGGAGACGACCCAGACATGGTTAGAATTGCTAAAGAAGAAGAGCAGTGGGTCTATCAGGCATTTGAGGCAGCGGTAACTGAGGAACGTGTCTGGGCAGATTATCTGTTCAAAGAAGGTTCTATGATCGGTCTCAATGCTAAACTTCTTACTCAGTATGTTGAGTGGGTTGCCAACCGTCGCATGAAAGCGATTGGTCTGAAACCAATTTATGATGTTGCTGCTAAGAATAATCCATTACCATGGACTGAGCATTGGATCTCTTCTAAAGGTCTTCAAGTTGCACCTCAAGAAACTGAGAATGAAAGTTACATTGTTGGAGGAATTAAGCAGGATGTTAAGAAAGATACTTTCGCTAATTTTCAACTGTGAAAACACCACCACCGTGGAAACTGTTAGCATTAGCAGACCCAGAGTTGTCGGAGAAACACTGGCAACTCCTGAAACTAGGACCGAGCAGTCTGGCAGAAGCTTTTATTCTCCAAGCGATCAAATGGAAATACCAGACCCGTGGGACGACATCTTAATGTAATCTAAATACCTCCAGTGATGGGGGTATTTTTTATGAAACCACAATCTGCTAAGGCAAAGGGTAGAAAGTTACAACAGTGGGTTAGAGATAAATTGATTGAACATCTTAGCGTACATCCTGAGGACATTGAATCTAGATCAATGGGTGCAGGCGGCGAAGATCTCATTATGGCAAGAGCAGCTAGACAAAAGTTCCCTCATAGTATAGAATGTAAAAATGTAGAGAAACTCAATATCTGGGATGCCTACGAGCAATCTGCTGCAAATTGTGGAGATTACGAACCAATTGTTGTTATCAAAAAAAATGGTAAGAAACCTTTGGTAGTAATCGACGCTGAATACTTTATTAAAAACTTTCAAAACTAATTATGAAAAGACTATTCCTAGCATTACTTTTAGCAGCAACCCCTGCTGCAGCACATCCACTTACTACTCCACATCATCACCCAGAGGAGACAACAGTAAATATTCTTGCTGATGATCATAAGATCACTCAGGGATATAATACTATGGATGCCATGGGATGTATGCTCCTTCGTGAATGCACTGATGATGTAGTCAAGGTAACTTCTATGCTTGACATCTCATCCAATTATAATGATATGGAAGACTTTACTGGTGTGACTGGTGAGTTTCATAACATCTTACATTCACTCAATCAGGTTGGTGTGAATGTATTCCTTGCTGATGAGAAGTATTTTCCTAAAGGACATCGTGGTGTATACCATACTGTCTCCAATAACTTCTTCCTCAATAAGGATCACATGGGTGATCCCGGAATCCTGATGATGGTGATGCGTCATGAAGGTTGGCACGCTGCACAAGATTGTATGGCAGGCACGATTGATAATAGTTTGATTGCTATCATCAAACCAGAGGATGAAGTTCCAATGATTTGGCGTGTATTAGCAGAACGTACATACCCAGAAAATGCTGTACCTTGGGAAGCAGAAGCACAGTGGGCAGGTAGAACAGAGAACATGACAATGAATGCTCTTGCAGCGTGTGCTGGTGGTGCTATGTGGGAAGTGTATGACCCAACACCTTTGACACGTAAGTATCTTGTAGACTTTGGATATATCAAAGAGTAATGTTTACTATCTGGATCCACGTTAAGGCATTCTTTGCTGTTGTAGTGGTGAGTTGTGCTCATCCTGTCAATTGGGAGCAATGTGTTAGGGTGGACCAGTGGTTAATTCCTGACTTAATATATGCATGGGAACTTAAGACAGGTCAGCGTCATATATACCAAAATGAAAAACAATACCTTTTAGATAAATAAAAGAGCCTTGCCGATCATTAATGCCAGAAGAAGTAAAGAAGGAAGAACCTAAAAAGAAAGGTCTTCTAGGTAAAATTAAAGAGGCAGCAGATGATAAAGAAGAACAACTTGCTATTCTGTCTACTTTTGTTAGGCTCGGCATCCTTGTTTGGAGCGGCGGAATACTCACGTTGGCGTACATCAAACTTCCACCAGCACTTGGTATACCAGAACAAAAGCTGGATCCGACTTTTATCGCCAGTGTCTTCACCGGAGTTTTAGCTACTTTTGGTGTTCAGGCAGCGAAGAAAGCAGGAGAAGGTGGAGGATCTACTGGTGGTATTACTAAAGAACAGATGGAAAGATTGATTGAGAAAGCAGCACAGACTGCACCTTCACAGACTATTCGTCTTGAGCAGGGACCAATCAAAATTTCTACTGACGATTCATACAAAATGTAACGGAGAACAAAATGCAAAAAGTAATTAACGTTTTAGCACTGCTATCATTCGTAGGAACTGCTGGTATTGTTGGTGGTGGTGCTGCAGTATATCTTAATAAAGATTCTATTATTGAGAACGTAAAGGGACAAGTCGCTGCAGCAGCAGCCGAAGCAATTACTGGTGCTCTTCCTGGAATGATGGATGCAGCAATGCCAGAACTTCCTAGTGCTACTGGTGGTGCTATTCCTTCCCTGCCAGCTGCAACTGGTCCTGCCATTGGATTCCCATGACAAATCCAGAAGAGTTAGCACAAAAATATGCTACCGAGCAAGTTACCGAGCATGTACCGAGTAAGTCACCAGTCAAAACGATTGCGCTGACACTAGGTGGGCTCTTTGCCTTGGCACATATTGGTTTGTTGGGTTATGTAATCCACAGACCAGAAGAACCAAAACTCCCTCAGGTTCCTACAATTAATATCCCCCGTGGAGATTATTCATCCTATACTATCAAAGCAGGTAAGGATGGATATGAAATTGAGTATCGTGCAAACGATCCTAAAATTCTACAGTCTGAGAAATCCCTAGAACTTCAAAAAAATCAAAGTGGTTTCTTTGGTGGCAAGAAATATGAGAACCGTCGTGAGTATCGTAGTGATCAATTCACTATGGAAGGCACCCGTAACATGGGAGGAGGTGATGTAGGTGAAGTGGGAAAGACCGGGGGTGTAAGCGCAGAGTGTATCGCGGCGGACGCTGGAGCACGATCTCAAGGTGCGATGGCAGGTAGTGCTATAGCTGCTGGTGTTGCTGTTCCTGCTGTAATGGGTATCCCATACGTTGGATGGTTAGCAGGTGGTTGGGCATTGCTCCTGGGACAGAAAGCAGGATCATCACTTGGTTCTACAGTCGGTAGTGTATTTAATGATTGCTGATGGACATACCTAACATTAATATACCGAATAATGATATTCGTATTGGTGATATTCGTGATTTAAATATTAATGTAATGCCTGATTGGATGACTAATCCTCCACAGGCAATTCCAATTTACCCACCCGTGACTTCACAGGTGGGTGTTCCTATTATTAATATACCTGGATGTGTTGAGTCTCATAGAGATAGTAGTGAGAATCAAACACTCAAAGAAGAAGATAGAGATGGTGTACAAGTATTCTGTGATGCAGGAACACCTAGTTATAATCCAATAGATTATGATCCACGTAGGTTAAAGATAACAACAGAGTCTTCTCCACCTCTACCAGTCATCCCAAACACTCCAGAAACACCAGAGACTCCTGCTGCACCAGCACCACCTAGAACTGATGCTGCAATAGCAGAGTGTCCTAGTAGAGCACAAGAATTAAAAAACCCCGTAGGAAAGATCCTAGAGGGCAATAAGAAGATTACTGGGTATGAGACAGTAGGAAAAGAATGTCTCCCCGTATTTGAAAATTTAAATATACCTGATCAGATTGTCCAGAACATACCATCAGCAGGTATGATAACTGTTACCGCCTCAATTGCTGTAGTCGCGACGACCTCTGCACTGCTTGCAAAGCCTCTTGCTGATCTTTTGTTAAAGGTTGTGAAACCGACTGTGAAGAAGGTAATGAAGAAGATTGCGACCTTACGGGGTAAGAAGCCCCCGGTATTGTCTGCGACTGAGAGGAAGGCTGAGCAACGGGATCGGAACCGGGCGATAAAGGTGTTACGTTCGGCACTGAAACCGAAGGGATAGAGTGACGATGTTGCTTGACAGTATTAACATTTTGCACTACAACGTCTGCACACACTTTAAAATAAGGACTTCTGGGGTGGAAACTTATTCCTCTTTGCATTAGTTCGCCACAATTTTTAAGTCTCGCAATCTCAAAGTCTAATCTTTTATTAGCAATCATTTGTTGCTGCATTTGAATTTGAGTATCTGCTGCTTGCTTACAACGTTCTTGCATTCCACCATCGAGTGGGAAAGAAAGTGTTGCTGACAATCCAATACTGGTGCTGTAATTTCTAGTGTCTCCAGTTCTTACTGGTTTCCTCCAGAGTTCGTGACCTGGATTATCAGGTACACCATCTCCCATCATTTCCATGGTGGTGATAGTCATGTCTGCACCATCTTCAAATGCACGAACTTCTTCGCCTTCTGAATTAATATAAGTTCTATCATCATAATGTGATTCCCATGGCCAGTTCTTCACATTCTTTTGAGTCTCTACCATCTGACCTTCAAAATCTCTGTTGTCGTATTGAGGTTCCATGTAGTGTGTCTCAAATGGATCCTTCTCATTACGAGCATGAGTGATGAATGGCGTGATGTTAGCAGTCGGTCCTTGACATGCGATACCACCACCATATTGGTTGGTGATATATGGTCCTTGTAATACCTGAATAGCTTGGTTCGTAACTGAGCCTGAACTATTAGCTATTGGATTTGCTGTTGCACTTACACCTCCTACATCAGCAGCACTGACGGGGGAGGATACTAGTAGTGCAATTACTGGGTAAAGATACTTGTGGTGTCGGTTACGCTGGTAACCTCCGTGACCCTTTGGATCACAGTTTGATTTGTCACTCCTGGACCCATGTAGGTCTGAGTGAACTGAAATGCTGCTCCTGGTTCTGCGATCGTGAAACTCTGTCCATTTAAATCGAGACCAGAGTTGGCGCTTGTTACTTGCCCCTCTGTTCCTCCTAATGGATTCACTATCACTGAGTTTGTCGTTGGGTTCGGACTGAGGGATTGTCCCCCGTTGGTCACGTTTGTTCCCGATACTGAATATTGCCATCCGGTTGCATAGTCTATAGAGTTAATCGTTTCAGTCACCTTTGATGTTGTTTCTGTGTGGCTCGTCATGGAACCTTGCGAGAAGTTCGGGACCACGGGGACCGCCTGGGCAGGAGCAAGTATGGCACTTACACCCACCGCACTCAGGACACACCAAAGAATCGTAATAGTCTTTGGAGAAGTCATTTTGATTGACCTCCATTTATTTAGTGTAGAATCGTGAGCTCACTTACAAACTGTCCAGTAGCATTCGTACCAGCTCCACCAGCCGTCAAAGTAATAGCACCAGCAGTACTAAGAGTACCAGCTAGAGAACCAGCAGCACCAGCAGTTGTAGATGTAATGTTTCCGAAGTTTGCTACATCACCAACAGTGACTGCACTCGTTGGAATTGCATCACCTTGTGTGTAAGACTGTGAATAACTAAAAGCACTTCCTGGGTTATCTTGAGTGGCAGCAATAGTACCAGGAGACATTATTCCACTAGTAATTGCACCAGTAGAAATTGTGTTAACTGTGGTTCCGTCAGTAGTATCTACACCACTACCAGAAACAGAGTATGTACTTCCTAGTCTTGTGACATTGGTAGCAGCAGCATCAACGGTTAACTGAACACTAGAAGATAATTTATGAGTAAGGGCACCCGCATTCGCTGCTGGTGCTGTCATCAGTAACATAATGAAGGGTAAAAACCTTTTCATATGATTTACCAAAGAGGTATGTATTCTTATTTAGCATAAGGTTTTGTCAAATACTAAAACGGTATCATACCAAACAATCTACTAATGTTCCGTGTGCTCTACGAATCTCACGAAGTGCTTCTAGGTTCATATCTTTAGTGCCGCCATCATATGCATGAGCATATCCTTCTGCAATCATTTGTTCGTTGACTGACAGTTCAGCATCTCCGATGTAAAGCCATCCAAGTAATCTGCCGTATTTGCCCATTCCACCAACAAGCTCAGTTCTGATAACAAGATCTTCTTCTCCAGCAATTGCTGAGTTAAGACGTTCTTTAATCCAATTTGTTGCGTCAATTCCAAGTGCTTTCTCCTCTAAATTTCTCGTCCTTTTCTCCGGCGTATCAATGCCTGCAACTCTAACTCTTTCTTTCTTGTATAAATCAAACCCGAGGTCAATAGTGACATCGATAGTATCGCCGTCAACAACACGATTAACCTTTATCACTCGGAAGTTGTAGCAGCTCTTCCTGCTCGGTGGCGTCATTGCTCCCATCTTTTAACTCTGCAAATGCTATTCCTAGTATATAGTAGATACAATAGAATGCCCCTGCTACAGCAAGGAACACCATAAAGATCACTGACCACACAGGGTCGTTAGGATTATCTAAAGGACGTAATAGTAAATTCATTTCTTAACTGGTAAAGTAAGTTCCATTCCTATTGTAAGTAATAGCACAAAAGCAAATACAAATATTCCACTCATCATAATCTATTACCACTATCTGCTGAAGGGATTAATTGATAAGCCATCTTATCTCTTAATTGATTGATACGTTCGTCATCATACTGCTTGAAGTTCCCTCGCTTATCAACCTTTTTATAGTAGTGTAATGCATTGAGGATGATTGCATAGTCATCTATAGTAAGTTCAAATTTCATAGTTGGTGGAATTGGTAATCTAATATCATTCGGTATAAAGAATCTCTCATGAACCATAAGTGTTCTTGTTCTTCAGCAGGTCGAGCAGGGAAACCTTCCCAACGTTCAATTCTTTTTATTACACAGTGATGTAGAAGACGTACATCTTCTATAGTTAAATTTACTGTATAGTCTGGTTCGTTATTCATGGGTTGCGTGGGTCTATACCTAGTGTTTTAAGATAGTTAACCCACCAATCGGCATCCTTTACATACCTCCAATTTGGGACAGGTTTTCCTTGTTCTACAACATAATGTTGATAGAGAGCATCATCGATAGTCTGTGCGATCTGTAAATTCCTCTTCCTCTTCATCAACGTCTGCATATGGATTGTCCAAGAATGGTCCTCGTTTTCGTAAAGGTTCTTTTCCGACATAAGAGTTTTCTGTATTAACTGCAGATACCCACACAGCTAGTTTCATTACTATAAAAATTAAAACCAGCGGCGTAAAACAACCGATTAAAATTACTGGATTCATTTATGCTTCCTCGTAAAAGGTTCCCAGTGTTGCCAATTATATTTATGAATAGCCCACATACCTATGACAGGAACAAACACCAAGATAGTTGAGAGGAATCCTAATCCATATGGGTTGTTTAATACTGTGCCACAAAATCTAGCAAACTGTAGCATCATTGCACGTCGTCCCAATCTTTTTGAAATTGATCTAATCCTTCACGGGTAAGTACATGATCGTACATTGCCCAAAATACT